CGCCGCGTTGTCCCGCGCGAGCGTGTGGCGCGGATCGCCGGGGGCGCGGTTCTGGCGGTTCACCGGAGCCGTGATCTGAAACAGGTCGTAGGGGATGGGCTGCGCGACGTAGGTGTCGCTGTCGGCGCGGTTGCTCTTGTTCGGGCGGCCGCGTAGGCAGTGCGCGACCTCGATGACGGCTCCAAAGTTTCCCTTGTCGGGCATCCGCTGCTCGCCTCCGGCGTTCTTGCGCGTCAAGGTTCCGGCGGTGTCCGATCCATCCCACCAGCGACCGCCCGCAGCGCCTCCTCCAGCATCGCTGGCAGCTTCTTCCCCCGCCTCTCCGCGCGGTTCAGGATCCCGCGACACGCTTTCGCGCTCAAGCAGTACCGACGCAGCGCGTCGCTGTCCATGCTCTCCAAGACATCCGACAACGAACACACGGCGCCGGCGCTGCGGGACGGCTTTCTCGTACCCGTCCACTCGGCACCATTGAGCGTCCAGCACCCGGTAGGCCCACCCGTACCCCAGCTCCCCCAGCGCCCCGAGGAAGGAACCAAAGTCCCGTCCTCCTCCCGACGACAGCACGCCGGGGACGTTCTCCCAGACAATCCATCGAGGCCGAAGACGCTCAGCGATGCCAAGAAAGACAAGCATGAGGTTTCCTCGGGGGTCCGCGAGTCCCTTGCGGAGCCCCGCGACGGAGAAGGACTGGCAGGGGGTTCCTCCCACAAGAACGTCGATTGATCCTGGCTCAATGGGCCACTCCTTGTATTTGGTCATGTCCCCGAAGTTGGGAACGCCGGGGAATCGGTGCGCCAGCACCGCCGCCGGGAAAGGCTCGATCTCCGAGAATCCGACGGGCGTCCAGCCCATCGGATGCCACGCGACGGACGCGGCCTCGATGCCGGAGCAGACGCTCAGGTAGCGCATCAGTAGATCCCTCCGCTGCGCGCGAACGCCACCGCCGCCGTCGCGTAGGTGCGCGCCCGCTCCGGCGCGCAGCCATTGTCCACCATCGACGCGACCGTCTCGCGCCAGAAGTCCTCCTCGTCCTGCGTCAGCCCGTCGGGCGGCGTGTCCATGCCGTGCTCCATGTCAGAAAAGGTCCGTCTTCGGCGCCGCGGGAGCCCTGCCCCAGCGGTGCTCGCCCTTGATCCGCTCGATCTGCGCGCTCGCCTCCTCGAAGGAGACCTCCGTCGGGAGCCCGTGCTTCGCGAGCACCTGCGCCTGCCGGTACGTGCAGAGCTTGCGGTCCCAGCGGCGGATGATCTCCGAGACCATGCGGCGCGCGTCGCCGGGGCTCATGTCGTCCACGCGGACGCCCTGCTTCTCCAGGAGCGCGCGCTGCTTCGGGGTCAGCGGCTTCTCGAACGCCGTCCACTTGCCCGGCTTCGCGCCCGTCGTCACGCCGAAGGGGTCCACCTTCCCGCCCGAGGCGTAGATCGCCTGCGCCCGCAGGTCCTTGCGGCGGCGCTCCTCCTGCGCGGCCCGCTCCTTCGCGGCGATGGCGGCGCGCCTGCGGCGCTCGACCTCCTCCTTCGCCTGCTCCACCGCCTCCTCAAGCGTGACGCCGCGGCCCTGCCGGCACACGATGGCGTCCGCCTCGCGCATGATCTCCTCGCGGTCCAGCTCCGGCAGCGGGATGCCAGAGAGCACGTCGACCGGGCCGACGAGGGAGTGGCGCCCGACGTTGCCGCGCAGGTCAAGCAGCTCGACGCTGGGCTTCGCGCTCGCGGCGATGGCGGCGCGGCGGGCCGCGGCGTCGGGAAGCCCGTCCACCACGCCGGGAAGCGTCCGTGTGCCGCGGCCGGCCATCTGCGCGTAGAGGGCGCGCGACTTGGTGGGCCGGGCGATGGCGACGACCTCGATGCCGGGATCGTCGAAGCCCTCCGTGAACACCATGCAGTTGACGAGGACCTGGAAGCGCCCTGCGGCGAAGTCCGCGACGTCCTGCGCGCGCTGGCGCTTGTCGGTCCTGCCGTCGACGCTGCGGGCGCAGCCCTCGCGGTGCCGGTTGATGATGTCGCGCAGCGCGTCGGCGACGGCGACGGTCGGCACGAACAGCAGCGTCCGGCGCGCCCCGATGTTCTGGAGCACGGTCGAGGCGATCTGCTGCGGCACGCGCTCGCAGAGCATGGCGTCCTGCACGTCGCGCTCGTTGAGGTCCCCGGCGGTGACGCGGGCCTTCGACCAGTCGAGCCCGAGGATCTGCACGGGATGCGCCACGACGGGGCAGAGCCAGCCGTCGGCGATGGCCTCGGGCATGGAGTAGCGCATCGCGCAGGTGGCGAACAGCTCCCCGAGCGCGAGCTCGTCGGTGCGGTCGGGCGTCGCGGTGACGCCCAGCACCCGCAGGCCGGGGTTCGCGCAGTAGTGGTCGAGGATGCGCCGGTATGACGCGGCGGCGGCGCGGTGGGCCTCGTCGATGACGACGGCGCCGAACTCGGACGGGTCGAACTGCTTCTTGCGGACGCGGTGGGTCTGCACGGTGCCGACGACGATGCGCGGGCGGTACATCCCGGCGTCGGCGCGGTGCTCGGCCATCTCGATGCCGACGTGCTGCTCCCCGACGATGCGGCGCAGCTTGTCCGCGGCCTGGTGGACCAGCTCGGTCGTGTGCGCGAGGACGAGCACGCGCTTCTCGACGCGCTGCGCGATGTGGGAGAACACGACGGTCTTCCCGGTGCCCGTGGGCATGCAGAGCAGCGTCGAGGGGACCGTCCGCCACTCGCGGATCACGGCGTCGACGGCGCGCTGCTGGTAGGGGCGCAGGGCGTGCATGTCAGAACTCGACGTCCGGCGGCGGCGCCGCGGGCCTCGGGGCCGGGAACGCGGCGAGCGCGGCCTTCGGGAGCCATCCGCGGCGGAAGCACGCGCGGCATCCCGTGCCGGAGCCGCCGCACTTCGGGCAGACGAAGTGCGGGCGCAGGTGGTCCGCGACGAGGGTCCGCAGCGCGGCGGAGACGGCCTTGTGCTCCTCCTGCGGAGTCCCCTTCCCGGCGGGCTTCGACGACACGTACTCGTCGAGCTCCCGCGCGAGCGAGCGCCAGCGGGAGAGCCAGGAGTCGGCCCAGCGGCGCGTCGAGACGAAGTCCTCCTCGATGGCCTGCGGCACGGCGTTGCCGAGCGCGTCGTCCTCCATGCTGCGCGCGGGCGTGGGGGCGGGGGCGGGCTCGGGGCAGGCTTCGCCGTCTCCGTCGTCGTGGGTGGCGTCCTCCTGCTCCGGCCCGTCCTCCGCGTCCCGCTGCGCCGCGGCGGGGACCGGGTCCTGCCGCGCCGCGGATTCGCCGCGCACCGAGGCGACGAGGTTCGCGCTCACCGAGCAGTGCGCCGCGATGGCGTGGTCGGGAAGCCCCGGCTTGATGGCGATGGCGGCCTTCACCGCCAGCCGCTTGTCGGCGTTGCTTCGCTGGATGCCGTGGGCGGCGTTCATGGAGCACGCCATCCACCGGGCGGCGGCGCGGTCCCCTTCGTGGACGACGCAGCGCACGCTCGGGATGCCGGTGCGCCGCAGCGCGTGCAGGCGGTGGAAGCCGTCGACGAGCCGGATCGTCGCGCCGTCGTGGACGACCACCAGCGGCGGAAGCCCGGCGGCGCCCTTCTCCGCGTAGACGGCGGCGTACTCCAGCACCACGGAGTCGTGGATGCTCTCGCGCATCTGCGTGCCGTCGTCCATGCGGATCTCCGAGACGGGGATGTTCCGTGTCCGTGCCATGCTTGCTCATGCCCTTCCTCCCCGGCGCGGACCATGCACCGACGCCGGGGAGGAAGGTTGCGGATGGGGTTCAGAAGGGGATGTCCTCGGTCGGGACCTCCGGCGGCGGCGGCGCGGCGGGCGCGGCCTGCGCCGCGGCGGGCGCGGATGCGGGCTTGCCGGCGGCGGCGATCTGCTCGGGCGTCAGCGCCGGGCGCATGGGGATGACGTCCATGTAGGGATTCTCGGGGCTGTTGGGGTTCTTGCGGTAGCCGACGTCGACGCGCAGCTTGCGGCCCTTGAGCTGCTTCTCGGCCCACTCCTTGTTGCGGAAGTGCTCGGGCTTGACGCCGTGCTGCGTGAGCAGCTCGACCTTCGCGCCGATGGCGTGCAGGACGGCCCGCAGCGCCCAGGACTTGTTCGGGTCGTCGGAGAGGATGCAGAACAGCGTCGCCTCCTCGCCCTGCGCGTTGGTGAAGACGAGCATGATCTGCGGCTCGCCGGCCTTCGTGAAGAACTCGCTCCCGTCCTGCTTCGTGCTGACGATGCGCGAGATGACGGCCTCGTGCCCGCCCGCCTTCATCTTCGGCGCGTTGGGGCTCTGCGCGGGTGCGCTCCAGTCGTACGACATGGTCGTGTGTCTCCTGATTGTTGATGCTGCGGATCAGATGTCGATGTCCGGTGGCGCGTCCGCGTTCTGCGCCTCCGGCTTCGCGACGGGCACCCCGTCGACGCTGACGACCTCCGCGTCGAACAGCTTCTTGGCCGTCTCGACGAGAGGATGTTCCGTGATGTCGATGTCTCCCGGCGGCGCGGGAGCGGCGGCGGGCTCCGGCGCGTCGTCGTCGATGACCTCGCCCTCGACGTAGACCGTGCCGCCGATGGCGTCGGGCGCGTAGCGGCGGTATCCACGCGACAGGGCGCGGGCGAACATCATGTCCTGCGGGTACTTCGCGTAGGTCGGGTTGTTGCGGTCGAGCCCGGCCTTCGCCGCGTCCGCCTTCGTGAACGTCGCCAGCGGGCCGCAGCTCTCCCACTTGCCTTCCTTCTTCTCGAAGAAGTGCAGGGCGCATCCCTCGTCGTCGAGGCGGATGACCTCGTAGCGGTAGCGCCCGCTGCGCTTGATGAGCGTCGCCATGAGCCCCGCCGAGAGCGACGGCTTCCCGTTGATGATGTTCAGGCCGCTCATGCTCTCGAAGTCGGACAGGCCCATGCCGCGTCCGATGATGAGGCAGGTGATGGCGCGGGCGGCGGTCGTCGCCTTCGGGAAGTACCCGCTGGCGGCGATCTGCGTCCCGATGTCGAGGACGCTTCCTTCATGCCTGACGATTGCGCTCTCGCTCACGAGTCCCTCCTGTAGATGAAGCTGCGGTTGTGGCGCCAGGTCGAGATGCGGACGCCGGCCTCGACGGAAGCCTGGAGCCAGATGACTCGGTCGCGCTCGTCGGCGGCGCGGCGGAACCACTGTCCCGGCCTCATCGCCGACACGACCTCGCGGCGCTCCTGCCGCGAGATGAACTCCGGGCGCGCCTTCGGGGGCGGCGGGCCGTCGTGGATCTCGATGCTGCGCGCCATGTCAGCGGATCCGAAGGTGCGTCCCGCGGGGCGCGAAGGAGGCGAACTCGAGGGCGTCGCCCCTCTCCAGCACCTTGCGGATGGCCTCCTTGTCGGCCTCCACGGTGATGCGCTGCGCCCAGCGGGGCAGCTCCTCGGGCGCGGCGCGCAGGTCGATGGGGGTCGCGCCGCCGTTGTTGGTGATCTTGAGCGAGAACCGCGGGGTGTCGATCTTGGGGTTTCCGCTGGACTCCATCGCCTCCTTGAGCCGCGCCTTGAGGCGCTCGGCGGCGGCGAGGTCGGCCTTCGCCAGCGCGGAGAGGCGCTGCGCCTCCATCTTCCGCATCTCGGCGCGGCCCTCCATCTCCTTGATCCAGGCGCAGCAGCCGTCGGCCTTCGTCTCCAGCGCGGCGCGCAGCTCCTCGAACCACTTCGTCACGGCGGCGTCGACGGCGGGATCGGTGATGTCGCCGCCCGCCTCCGCCAGCAGGTCGTCGAGCGCGCGGATGTCCTCGGACAGCTCGTACAGGGTCATTCAGGGCTCCAGGGCATGGCCTCCGCAGGGCCGGGGAAGAGGTCGCCTCCGTCGCGGTCGCGAAGGCGCAGGAACGAGTCGAGCTCGGCGTAGAGGACGGAGAGGTGGTCCTCCTCCTCGCGGTCGTACATCTTGGAGCCGAGCATCCCGCTGATCCACGCCGCGAGCTCGCGGGCGAGGTCGGGGTCCTGCGACGTGCTCCATGACGCGAATCCGGTGCAGGTCTCGAGGAAGCGCTGGCTGGCGGCCCATCGGAGCCCGCCCGCGTCGCGCATGATCCGGTTGTGCTGTGCCGCCGTCCTCATGGTCCGCGCATGATGGCGCGGCCCCGCGTGTATGTCAAGTGTCTACACGCGGGATTTTTCCGACTTCTTGCAGAATCCGTGGACCAGCCAGGCGACGGCGTTGCTCATGGTGCGCTTCTGCGACTGCGCGAGGGCCCGCAGGTCGCGGTGGGTCTGCTCGTCCAGCGCCACCATGCGGCGGGTGCGCGAGGCGGGCTCCTTCTTCTTCTTGGGCTCGGGGGGCATACCGACAGTATACACCTTGAAGTCGCTGTATGCAAGGGGTATGATCCGGTCATGGCGAAGGAAGCGGAGGACAGGTACATCGAGCAGCTCGAGGACGAGCGCGACCGGTGGAAGGGCGAGGTCGAGGTGCTGCGCGGACACGTGCAGAAGGCGCAGGACGAGCTCCGCAGGGAGGCGTCGGCCCACGCGGACACGAAGCGGGCGCTGGAGGAGGAGAAGTCCTACTCCGCCGCGCTCGAGCGCGACATCATGCCCTACGAGGCGGCCATGCACGTCCTGCGCGGCAACCGCATGGACTGCGAGAAGCGCGACTGGGAGAGGCGCCGGGCGAAGGACCTGCCCACGCGCGCCGGCGAGCGCGTCGTCCCCGACAACCCGCCCCTCGAGATGGCGCAGGCGCAGAAGGCCGCGATGCTCGTCCACGGCGGGCGCCCCATGAGCATCCCGCATCCCGCCCACCCCGACGAGCTCCAGCCTCCCTTCGACCCCGCCGCGGCCATCGCGAAGGAGAAGGAGAAGCTGGCGAAGGAGAGGAAGAAGAAGTGAGCTGGTACGTCGCCACCTACTCGGACAAGAAGGGCGTCTCCGGCGTCCACGTCCACCACGAGTCCTCGCTCTACGCCATGATGTCGCTCCAGCCCGACCCGCCCGGAGAGCCGAGCATCACGAGCCTGTCCATCGGCGGCTCGCCGGTCTCGTCGCTGTGGGAATGCCGGACCCTGCGCGCCGCGCTGACCGCCGCCCGCGAGATCGTCGAGGGCCGCGTCGCGCCGGACTGCGAGGAGATCGCCGTCGACTGCGCCGGCATCGCTTCGCTCGTCGGCAGGGAGGGCCAGTGGCCGGCAAGCCGGAACAGGGGCTAGGAGTCTCCCTCGGGACCGTCGAGATCGACGGAATCCGGTGGGTCGCCGACATGCTCGGCTCCGACGACGCGGACCGCATCGTCGCCGAGCCGCCGTCGCCGCGCGCCCGCGCGCTGCTGGACTGGGCGACGAAGAACCCCAACGTGTTCTGGAAGGACATCTACCCGGAGATCCTGCCCAGCAAGCAGGAGATCGAGCGCGCGTCCCGCCGCAAGAGCGAGATGCACGAGGACGAGGCGCTCGTCGAGAAGGTGCTCAAGGCGGCGCGCGCCCGCGCCGGCAGGAAGTGAGCGCCCGCTTCCCCTACTTCGCCGACGTCCCGCGCCAGTGGACGCGCAACCTCGAGTTCCGGCTCGACCTCATCCGCATGGCGCGCACCGTGCCGGGGATGAAGGAGACGCTCCTTCATATGTGCTCGAAGGACATGTGCTTCATGCTCGCGGCCTTCGGGTGGACCGTCGACCAGCGCGACCTCGAGATCACCGAGCGGCCGTTCGTGCCGTGGGACTACCAGGTGGACGCCTTCGCGGACCTCCAGGAGCGGTACGAGGCGTCGCGCGACGGCCGCGCCGACTGCCGCATCAAGAAGTCGCGCGACATGGGCGCGTCGTGGATCTGCCTCGCGTTCCTCATGCACCGATGGATGTTCGACGACAACGTCTCCTTCCTGCTCGTCTCGCGCAACGAGGACTACGTCGACAGCCCCGGCGACCCGTCGTGCCTGTTCTGGAAGCTCGACTACATGCTCTCGCGCCTGCCGGGCTTCCTGCGCCCGGACTACGACCGCACGAAGCTGCGGCTTGGCAACGCGCAGAACGGCGCGAGCATCGTCGGCGAGTCCACCACGGGCAACGTCGCCCGCGGCGCCCGCTTCACCGCCATCATGCTCGACGAGTTCGCCGCGCAGGAGAGCGCCGCCAACGGATTCCGCGCCCTCGCCGCGACCCGCGACGCGACCCGCATGCGGATCTTCAACTCGACGCTGGGGGACCCCGACGGCGCCTACGCGCAGGTCCTCAAGATGCCGATGAAGGAGATCGTCATGCCCTGGCACGCGCACCCGCAGAAGCGCGCCGGACTGTACCGCTGCCCGCCCGGAGGGACCCCGGAGCTGATCGACGGCGGGTACCGGCATCCTCCCGACTACAAGTTCGTCGCCGACGGGAAGGTCCGATCGCCCTGGTACGACGGCGAGGAGAAGGTCTGCGCCAACCGCGTCGAGCTCGCCCGCGAGATCGACATGGACGAGATCGGCGCGACCTACACCTTCTTCGAGCCGCAGATGGTGTCGGAGCTGATCCGCGAACACGCCCGCCCGCCGGACATGGTCGGGGAGCTCGCCCACGACCCGCAGACCGGGGACTTCGACCACTTCGTCGAGCGGCCCGGCGGCAGGCTCCACCTGTGGTTCCGGCCCGACATGGGCGGCCTGCCGCCCGAGCACCAGCGGTACGCCGTCGGCTGCGACGTCGCCACCGGGACCGGGGCGAGCAACACCGCCATCTCCGTCGGCTGCGCCGCCACCGGGCGCAAGATGGCCGAGCTCGTCGACCCCAACATCCAGCCCCACGAGGCCGGGGTCTACGCGGTCGCGCTGGCCCGGTGGTTCTGGAACGCGACCCTGATCTGGGAGAACGCCGGGCCGGGCCGCAACTTCGGGATCGCCGTCGTGCGGACCTCCTACCGGAACATCTGGTACGAGCGCAACGAGAAGACCCTCGCCGGCGTGGACCGCCCCCGCCCCTTCGGGAAGGCGCCGTCGCAGCGCATCCCCGGCTGGAGCCCCAACAACAAGGAGGCCCGCCAGAGCGTCTACTACGAGTACCGGCAGGCCCTCAAGGAGCGCAAGTACGTCAACTACTCGAAGGCGGCGCTGGAGGAGTGCCTCCAGATCAGCTACGGCCCCAACGGCATCGTCATCAACAGCGCGTCGTCGGGAAAGCAGGATCCCACGGGCGCGAAGGACAATCACGGGGACCGTCCGACGGCCGACGCGCTATCATGGAAGGCGATGGGCGGCTCGGCGGGGCTGCCCCCTCCGCCCCCCGAGATCCGTCCAGGCTCCCTCGCGTGGCGCATCGAGCAGGACCGCCTTGAACGGTCGCGCGAGCGCGAGGAGGACTGGACTTGAGCAAGCGGAAGATGCCGGGATCGTCGAGGCTCGCGCCGCCGGATGCGGAAGGCATCGAGACCGACCGCGCCGGGAGGCTGCGCCTCGCGCTGCACCACTCGCGCTACCTCATGCAGCCGTTCCGCCGGCAGCGAACCGCGATGGTGCGGCAGTTCGTCGGGCAGGAGTACGGCGACGTCAACCAGCGACGGCGCACGCCCGTCAACCTCATGCGGCTCGCGACGACGATCTACCGCCGGCAGGTCGCCGCGCGCGCGCCGCAGGCGCTCGTGGTCCCCTACGACGACCGCCTCGCGCCCGCCGCCGAGGACCTGGGCCTCGAGATCAACGAGCTGCTGCGCCGCATCGACTTCGAGACCACGCTCGCGCAGGTGGTGACGCAGTCGATGTTCGGACCGGGCATCCTCAAGGTCGGGATCCACCCGAAGGGCGACGCGATGCGCGACGCCGCGGGATTCCGCCGCGACCCCGGCCAGCCGTTCGCGGACTGCGTCGACATCGACAACGCCGTGTGGGACATGCGCGCCGACTCGTGGGACAAGGTGCAGTTCATCGGCGACTCCTACGAGCTTCCGCTCGACGCGCTCGCGGAGCTCGGCATCGAGGACGCGACCCCCTACCGCGGCCTGCCGATCACGGAGTACGGCGACGAGAAGGCGTCCTCGCTCCAGACCCAGCAGTGGGCGGCGCAGCGCGGCTACGTCGACGTCGCCCGCCTGTGGGACGTGTGGTGCCCGCTGGACCGCAAGGTGGTGACGTTCCTCGCCGACGAGTCCGGCGGCTTCGCGTCGGCCCGCATCGTGCGCGTCGTCGACTGGAAGGGTCCGCGCTTCGGCCCGTACCACGTGCTCGCGTTCGAGACGCCGCCGAGCAACCTCATGCCGGTCGCGCCTGTCGCGTCGCTCGCGGACCTCCACGAGATCCTCAACGGCGCCTTCGTGAAGCTCGCCAACCAGGTGAAGCGGCAGAAGACCGTGACGACCTACCAGGGCGACGGGCAGGCCGACGCCGAGCGCGTGCGCGACGCCAACGACGGCGACATCCTGCGCGTCGAGACCGAGATCGACGAGCACCGCTTCGGCGGCGCGGACGGCCCGAGCCTCGCGTTCTTCATGCAGGCGAAGGACCTCGCATCGTGGGTCGGCGGCAACCTCGACGCCATCGGCGGCCTGTCGCGCGTCGCCAACACCGTCGGGCAGGAGTCAATGATCGCCCGCGCGAGCAACATGCAGATCGCGGACATGCAGGAGACGACGATGCGCTTCGCGCGCCGCGTCCTCGAGCAGATCGCCGTCTACGTCCTCGAGGACCCCGTCACGCGCACGAAGGTCCGAAAGACCGTCCCCGGCACCGACCACGTCTACGTCCACGAGACCGGGCCGGACACGCGCGAGGGCACCATCGACGACTACCAGGTGTGCATCGAGCCGTACTCCATGCAGAGCCGCACGCCGTCCGAGCGCGTCGCCGCGATGGGCGAGCTGATGACCAACTTCGTCATCCCGATGGCGCCCCAGCTCGCCGCGCAGGGCAAGACCGTGGACTTCGTGCAGTTCGTCGACCTCGTCAGCCGCTACAACAACATGCCCGAGCTGCGCCAGATCGTGCGGGACATGACCCCGCAGGAGAAGGCGTCGTCCGCGGCGCCGGCGCCCGGCGGGGACCGCCCCCTCCAGAGCCCGGTGACGGTGCGCCGCAACGTCCGCGAGAACGTCGGCGGCACGGGCCGGGCGGGGCAGGACTCCGCCGCGATGGACCTTCTCGCGATGGGCAGGAGCAACGACGCATGATCTACTGCTACCGGGACGCGGACGGAAACCCCGTCGAGATCGCCATGACCGTCGCCGAGATGGAGCGCCGCGAGCGCCCGGACGGCACCCTCGAGCACGAGGGGAAGGTCCTCCGCCGGGCGCAGGACCTCGAGTGGTCCGGCGTCGGCACCCCGGCATCGAAGGGCTGGCCGATGGCCTCGGACGCGCTGGCGGTCCACCCGGAGCAGGCCGCGGAGTTTTCGGAGGATTCTCGGAAAAGGGGAGTTCCCACCGACTTCGCCCCGGACGGGCGCTGTATCCTCACGTCGAAGGCGCACAAGGACCGATACATGCGCGCCTACGGCTACCACGACAAGAACTGACCCATGACCGACGAGCTCGACGAAATCTTCGGGAAGTCCGACACGCAGCCCGCAGCCGAGGCCCGGCCTGCGGCGAAGGACGTGACCGACCTCGACGACGAGCTCGACGGCATGGAGCGCATCGAGAAGCAGGTCGCGCGCGAGGCCGCGCTGGCCGCCGACGCGCAGGCGCAGGAGAACGCCCGCAGGCGCTCGGAGGCGGAGTCCGCCTCGCGCTCGCTGGGCATGAGCGACGAGGAGATCGCCGAGATCGGCGACCTCTCCGCGCTCGAGAAGGCAAACGCAGTCCTCCGGCGGAAGGCCGCCGAGGCGACTGCGCGGGAGGGCGACGGCTCTCCCGCACCCGCCGGGCAAGCCCCCGGCGATGCGGCAGGCGAGAGCCTGCCTGGTGTCGACCTCGACGCCATCATCGCGGCCAACCCGGACGATGCAATCGACCCGGAGACCGCGAAGGCCAACAAGGTCCTCGCGACCGCCCTCAAGGCGCTGCTCCAGCAGAAGCGCCCGGCGGCCCCGCAGGCACCGAAGGCCGACGACGGAGCCCTCGACGCGCTCGTGAGCGCGCAGGGCCGGGACTACGCCGACGTGTTCGGCGATCCCGAGCTTCCCGCCCGCGAGCTCGCAGAGCGCAGCCCGCAGCGGATGGCCCGGCGTCTTGTCGTCGAGGAGACGGAGCGCATCCGAGAGAAGGCCCGCGCCGAGAAGCGCGCGGTGCCCGGCATCAAGGAGGCGTTCCAGCAGGCGCTTGGGAACCTCTACCCCGAGAAGGTGAGGCAGGTCCAGGAGCGCCGCGCGCAGGCGAAGGTCGACGAGCGCAGGGGTCAGTTCCTCGCGCGGCCGGGCGGTTCCGCCCCCGCCGACGCGATGACGCCCAAGCAGCGCGCCGTCAAGAACGTCGCCGAGAAGCTCGCGGGCATCCGGTCCTGACATCTCCCTCCGCGCCTGACATCGGGCAGTTCCTCACGCACCCCCCGCATAAAGGGAGCCAGTCATGGCTATCCAGGCAGCAGAAATCGCAGACATCGTCAGCACGACCCTCAAGGACCTGGGTCGTCTCCGGTTCACCGACCTCGGCACCGACAAGGTCAACTTCGTCGCGTTCCAGCAGCTAATGACGAAGGAGCGCGTCGTCCTCGACAGCGGCTACGAGATCCAGTGGAACGTCGTCGTCCGCAACTCGGGCAGCGCGCGCAGCGTCGGCCTGTTCGCCGCGGACACGACCAACGTCGCCGACGTGATGAAGACGGCGTCGATCCCCTGGCGCCACATCACCGGCAACTACTCCTTCGACGAGCGCGAGCCCGTGATGAACGGCAGCGCCTCGAAGATCGTCGAGCTCGTCGACGTGCGCCGCAACGACGCGCTCACGGCGATCCCCGAGCTCATGGAGCAGCAGGCGTGGACCAACCCCGGCTCGACGTCCTCGGACGACCCGGTGGGCATCCCGTACTGGGTCTGCTACCCCGGCAGCGGCACGTCGGGCATGAGCACCGGCGGCTTCCTCGGCGGCGACCCGTCCGGCTACACCGGCGGCGCGGGCGGCCTCGGCCTTGTCGCCCTGGGCGAACACGGCGACGCGAACCGACTTGCCGGTACCCGCGGGCAGCACGACCGAACCGCGTACGACCTGGTCGGACTTGCGCGCATCGACACCAAGGTTGACCGCGATGTCGATCGACTCGTCGAACTTGGCAGTGGCGCACTCCTTGACCAGACGCAGGGCGTCGGCAACCGGGTAGGCCTGGTTACGGTCGACCTTGGCGCGCAGCGCCTGAACTCGCTTGGACAGCTTCGCCATGATTACAGGCCCTCCACGGTGATGCCCATGCTGCGGGCGGAACCGGCGATGGTGCGCACGGCGGCTTCGAGGTCGGCAGCGGTGAGGTCCGGCTGCTTGGCCTTGGCGATGTCCTCGACCTGGGCACGAGTGATCTTCCCGACCTTGTCGGTGTGCGGCTTGGCCGAACCCTTCTGGATCCCGGCGGCCTTCTTGATCAGGATCGTGGCCGGCGGAGTCTTCATGATGAACGTGAAGGACTTGTCGGCGAAGGCGGTGATCACCACCGGAATCGGCAGACCGGGCTCCATGCCCTGGGTCTTGGCGTTGAACGCCTTGCAGAA